ATCTCATCAAAAAGACGTCCTGCCGTTACAGTTGCAAAATCCGGCATATCCGCACCGAATAGTGACGTCGAAAGTAGCTTCAAGCCGCTATCCGACAAGTTACGGAACTCAAATTTGCTTTTAAGCGTCAGTTGCGCTGCCGCGATGGTATCATAACAAGGCTCGCATACGACGATACCCAGCGCATACAGGAACATCGCCTCAAAGGAAAGATTGTGCGCCACCTTGACCACCCTTGGATTCTCAAATACGGCTTCTCTCAGGTATTCCAGCACACCAGCGTGGTCATTAGCATTAACTCCAACCTTATGTGAGAGGGGTATGTACACGGCGCTGCCTTCTTTGACCGAAAGGCTTATGCCAACAATGTGTGCCTTGTGTGCATCCAGTGCCGCCTTCGGCTCGTCGCGCCATTCATCGTCCGGTGCTGTCTCAAAGTCAAATGCTACGACGCCCGCACCGCTGATATAATCTTCTATCTCTTTAGTTGTATAGGTAATGTTGTAATCCATAAACAGCTCCAATCTGCCGCTGGAGGCCGGGTAGTACATAACCACCCGACCTGCGGCTTTATTCTTTAAGCGAGCGGCTCTATAATTTCGCCGGTTTCGGGGTCAATGTTTGCAGCTACATCAACTGAAGATTCGTTGTCGTAGCCGACACGAACGGAGAAAGCTTTGACCTGCTCGGTAAGTCCTGAAATAAGAGCGAATTCCTCACCCGTTAAATCGCGGTCGAGCGAGAACTGCGCTTGTGAATATGCAATACCGCTGTTGTTGGTTGCCTTTTTCAGGGTGAATTTAGTGACTACCGAATTAGATTTCTTGCCTTTGGAGAGCAGACGCATAATATAGCGAGTAAAGTCCTTAAGCGATCCGGTCGGAAGGGAGAGGATCATTGGAAAAATCTCGCCCTCCCGGAGCAGATAAATACGGCGGCGGTTTTTACAAGCTTTCGCTCCGTTCTCTCCGGAACCGAATTTGTTAAACGGACACCTCGCGCAATCGCCGCCGGGGTTGCCTACACCGGTGATGCCGTCAAAGCTGCCGCAATCAGGGGGATTAGATCCTCCGGTGTATTTGTCCGTATAGTAGGCATACAGCGGGTGGTGATGCAGGATAACTGCCGAAAATTCCTTGACGGTTTCAGGACTGTCGGGATTTTCACCGGGAATTTCAAACACCGTCATACCGGCTGCAGGAATTTTAATGCGCTCAAAACTGCCGGATAAACCGGAAAGCTCCTCGGTGAGCGCATCGTTTAAGTTAAAGTCCTTTAGTGCCATAAACGCACTGTTCTTGGTGGTAAGAGCCTTGTTTTCGTTGTTTTTCATGGTATTTTCATCCTTTCATTATTTGCGGGTCGCTTTGCGGACACCCACAGTGGTTTTTTCAAACACATTGACCAGACCATTAAGCCAATCGGGTAATACATCATCGTTTTCTGATATCTGTTCTCTGACAAAAGCCGATAGGCTGTTGGCGTTGACGGTTTCGTAAATCAACCCGCCATAACCCTCGGCACGAAGTGCTTCGAACAAATCCTCTTTGCGGTCGGCCATCGCTGATGCACGGGTGGTACTGGTAAGGCAGAACATTGTGCCAGAACGGGTAAAGTTCTGCGTCTCAGTATCAGTCATGAGTTGTGCCAGCGCAGCATCGACTTCTTCCAGTTCAGCGTTGATGTCCTTGAGGTTTTGCTCGACTTCCTTTTTTTGATCGTGCAGGGCTTTAAGCCTATCTGCGAGTTCAAACATTTTTTCTGAATTGTCCATAGTAAAACTCCTTCATTAAATAAATGGGTTGTTGCCGTAGCGATAATCATCAACCAGCGTTTTCGCTAGGTTTGCTTTGCTTTTTAATGCTTTAAGCACCTTTTCATCGACGGTGCCCTGCGCGGTGAGGTAGATGTAAGTGCATGGCATATGCTGACCGGCGCGATGGATGCGGGCTTTGCATTGCTCGAAATTCGACATTGAGTAATCCAGAGAATAAAACACCATCGTGCTTGCCGCCGTGAGTGTGATGCCCAGCCCCGCTGTCGCTACCTGCCCGACAAATATAGGTACATCGGGGTCATTCTGAAATCTTGCGACCTGCTCGTCGCGGTCTTTTACACCGCCCTTGATAAGCGAGTAGTTGATGCGCTTCTTTTCAAGAAGCCGACAGATGGCGTCCAGCTCAGGTACAAAGCGGGCGATGATAACCAGCTTTCTTCCTTCCTCCAAGGTTGAGTCGATGATATCTTCCAGTACTTCCAGCTTAGCCGTGCTCACCTGTTCAGTGGCGCTGCTTTCGTCGCTGCCGATGAAGCCTCCCGTAAGCTGGGACAGGCGCAGGAGTTTTGTCAGTATATTGGTAATAGTGACCTCGCCGTCAGATAGCTCAGCATAGCTTTCCTTGACAAGACTCTGATACAGCTTCATCGCCTTCGGCTCCAGTTCGACTTTTCGGATAATATCGGTTGTTTCCGGTAGGTCGAGGCAATCCTTTTTTGTCGCACGAAACGCAATGGAATGCATACGACGGGTCAGATCTTCTTCCATGCTCTTTTTCAAAACTGGCGTGTGATTGCCGTAGCCGGTCATGAAAAAGTAGTGGTTTCTGAAGCTGTAAAAGCTCTGTCCGAAGATACGCGGATCGACAAACTTGTACTGACTGAAAATGTCGATTGCCTTGTTCGTCACAGGCGTTCCTGTTAAGAGCAGCCGGTATTTAGCCACTGCGCCTAACCGGTGCATCGCTTTTGAAGCGGCGATATTATGCGTCTTGATTTTGTGCCCTTCGTCGGCGATGATAAGGTCAGGCTTCCATGCTGCGAGTTCGCGTTCCAGCCGCCATGCCGATTCGTAGTTCACAACGACTATCTGAAGCTGCTGACCGGTCATATGTCGGAGAGTATCGAGCTTTTTTTCGCCACTCCCTTTGAGGACAGCGAGCGTGTAATCGAAATCTGCATACGCATCGTGTTCGTCTTTCCAAACACTCGTAACTGAAAGTGGTGATACTACCAGCACCTTGCGGATACATCCGGCATGATACAAAGCGCCTTCGACCGCTATCGTCGTGAGAGTTTTTCCGGTACCCATTTCCATGAGCAGGGCAGCCCCGTAGCCCGCTGGCGAATACGCGCTTTCCGGCAGAAGTCCGAATTTCCTACAAACAAAGTTGAATGCTGTGATCTGATGAGCATAGGGCTTTACCTTAATTGGCATCGGTAACAGCGGTGCGTTGTCATTGTTCATTGGTTTCATCACCTCCGCCGGGCAGTTCCGTAATGGATACGGACTCGACACTGTCACCTGGCACGATTACCATCACACGGCGCTTTTCACCGAAGAAATGCCGAAGTAGTCGTTCGCGCATTGATACACGTTGGCATCTAACAACACCGCCCTCGGTGGGCTTCTTCGAAACGCTGATCTTCAAATTGTGCTTCATTTTTATCTCCGTCCTTTCCGAGGGACGGTGTAGATGTGTCCCTCGGTATACGGAGAAAAGGCGGGTGTTTTATACACCCATTTCTAAAAATGCTTTTTAAATTTTTTCTTTGCGCTTTCGATTGATTTCCACGCAGCGTTTGGAGCGACGTCTTCGATACGGGCAATCTCATTAACCGACAAGCCATCAGCAAGCATTAACAGTCGCCGTTTCTGTGTTTCCGAAAGCTTGTCCAGCGCAGTGTTGATCCGAGCGGCGTCTTCTTCGCGTATCAAATCGGTTTCGGGAGTAGTGTCTGTCGCATACTCGAGTCCCTCGTAATCGATAGCGTCGAGCGAATAGCAGTGGTAGCGCTCCTTACGGGCGAGATTGCTCTCCTCGCGTCGTGATGCTGTTATGTAGTTGCCGATTTCCTCATTGACTTCAACTTCTGATGTGGTTCCGTCTGCGAATTTCCATTGAATTTTCATGCGTTGTGTCCTTTCCGCCTGTGTGCGGATGAGGGCGACAAGGACACATAAAAAGTCGGTGCTTCGATGTACACCGACCGTTGCGCCTGAAAAATGGGCATGACAAGGCACGGTGGGTACATCCGAGGCTCCGAACACGGCATTTACCGTGCTTGGAACTTCCTATGTATTCCGCCGCCTTAATGCGCATCTCAGGCTTTGAGATTTATTTATTGATGTTAAGAACGTCTACACGAATTGCTTTAAGTGTATTAATAACGTTTTTTAAATATTTTTGTGTAAATGCATTGATTTTCGACCTGCTTTGCAGTACAATAAAAATGTTATATTTTACCTTAGAGCAATCTCGATATCCGTTCCCGCCATCTGAGATAAGGATATCTAGACACGAAGGTACAAGAAATTACTCTGGGACGGTACATCTGGTACAAAATCCGGTACAAAAAAAGCGAGGTGGTTCGTATAAACGCATCTGAGTTCTTTAAGAAGGTCTATCCCTACTTAAATAATCAAAAAAATCAAGGCGTGTTTGTTACGAATTGCTTCATTGCAGCCGGTAGCACAGTGTTTACGCTACCAAAGCTCAAGACAAAGCAAACGAGCGACAACCTTGAATATCAGCGGATGCTTTATAAAGGTGGTAGGCAAATAACAACTGACATGAAGGCGAGCTTTCCTGATCCGTTTCCGTTGGATTCTTTATCTGAGTTTTTTGCCGATAATATAAGAGAAGATAGACTTCGCGATGTCATGACAGCTTTTGCAATACCCGTTTCTGCCGAGTCGGACAGGTTATTACTATCAAAATCACTGGCATCTCAGTTCCAGCTGCTTATTCAGAGCGAAAGCAATGATGTTGATGATATCGTCGCTTTAAAATACCAACAATTGCTGTTAGAACCAGACACGCAGCCTGTGAAGCGGCTGACTCCGCTTTATCCGGGAGATAGTGCTTGGGTTCTTGAATGTAAGCCGCAGCGCTCTTATATGGTTCATTGCTACGATAAATTCCAGCATATGTGGGTGATTCGTAACAACGGAAGTCAGACATGGCGTGGTCGCAAACTTGTTTTTGCAAACTGCAATGAAGTGCGGCCAAGAGCTGATATAAACAGCATTGATATACCGGATACACCGCCCGGTAAGGACATAAAAATAACCACAGGCTTTGATGCCCGTGGTTCTGAAGGGAAATTCGATTGTGTTTGGGAGATGCAAGACAGGGATGGTGAAAACTGCTTTGCTAATGACATGAGGAAATTTAACATTTCAATAAATATTAAATTCAAAGCAGATTAACACAAGATACATGGAGGTTATTAGTGTGAGCGAAAACAATATAGAAAAATGGTCGACCTTAAAGGAAGTGCAAGAGTATCTTGGTGTTGGGAGGGAAACTATTTTGCAGTGGATTGCAAAAAGAAATATGCCTGCCTATAAGGTAGGAAGGTTATGGAAATTTAAACTATCCGAGGTTGATGAATGGATACGTTCGGGTGGCGCTGCAGATAATTCCGACTCAATGGATTCTGATTAAGTCCAATTTATAGGACACTAGATAGATTATTATTAAACTGGGGCATTGCCAGAAAATAGATCTAAAGATTAAGAAATGAGGAGAAAACTATGGCGAAAGCAAAAAAAGAGGTAAAAGAACAGCCTGTCGAGCAGGTTCTTTGGGCTGCTGCGGACAAGCTGCGTAAGAATATGGATGCTGCGGAATATAAGCATATTGTTCTTGGGCTTATATTCTTAAAATACATATCGGACAACTTTTATGAGTTGTATCACAAACTTGAAGCGGGCGAAGGTGACTATGCCGGAGCCGATCCAAATGATCCTTATGAATATCGTGCGGAAAATGTATTCTACGTTCCGCCGCAGGCGCGCTGGGATTATCTTCAGAGCCGCGCCAAACTGCCGACGATCGGTAAGGATATAGACGACGCAATGGACGCCATCGAAAAAGACAACCCATCCCTTAAGGGTGTTTTACCGAAAGAATATGCTAAAGAGAAACTAGATAAGCAATCGCTGGGTGGGTTGATAGACCTTGTTAGCACTATCGCTCTCGGGGATAGTGTGTCCCGTTCTAATGACGTGTTGGGCAGGGTTTACGAATATTTCATCGGTCAGTTTGCCCTGGCAGAGGGTAAAAAGGGCGGGCAGTTCTACACACCCCGCTGTGTAGTTCAGCTGCTCGTTGAAATGCTCGAACCTTACGAAGGGCGTGTTTTCGACCCCTGCTGTGGTTCTGGCGGTATGTTTGTTCAGAGCGAAAAGTTTATCGAAGCTCACGCCGACCGTTATAATGGCAAAGCAAAGGAAATCGATAAGCTATTTGAAAAAGTTGTATCAGTTTATGGACAGGAAAGCAACCAGACCACTTGGCGGTTGTGTAAGATGAATCTTGCTTTACGCGGTATCGACAGTTCCAACGTAAAGTGGAACAATGAAGGATCATTTCTTAATGATGCGCATCCGGATCTTAAGGCTGACTTCGTTATTGCGAACCCTCCGTTTAACGAC